TGATAAATCTATGGGAGCTTCTGCCGATGCGTTAAATTCCGTAGAACTCCCGGTAACAGCCTTGTCTACTCCGTCAAAGCTGTTTTCATCGACCCCTGTATCGCCATTTATAAAACTGTTACAGAAGAGAGCCTTCGCAGCTTTTATTTTCTGCAAAAGCTGAAACTGAATCATGCTGAGCCTGCTGCCCATTTTTTTCAAAACACGGTCAATCTCGAATGACCCACCAAACGGGACAAGGTCAGTCGTGTAACGCTCTATCGTGTTATTCGCTGCCGTATATTCAGCATTTACAGCACGGAATGCAGCCGAGGGCTGTGTTATCACACGCTGATAGCCGTACGTCAAAGTCCCTCCACCTCCGGGTGCTACCACGTCGTCAAATATTATATTGTCAAGGATAAATGAACTTTTCCTAAATTCATCTATAACTCCCTGAGCAATTTTATCCTGCGTACAAAGTTTTGCCTGCGCTAATGTTACCGCCATAATACGCTCCTTTTGGCCAATGCTTCAGCCTATGTATTTTTATAACGTTCAGTGAGTGCCTCGTTGAGAGTCTGCTCTCCACCTACACCGCCGGAGCCTTTTTCCGGGCCTCGGCCGTTTTTCTTGAAAATAACATCTACTTCTGCCTGAAGCTTTTCAGTCCAGAACTTTTCAAACTTGGTTAAATTGGCCGTTGTGGCATTTTCATCATCGGCGATAAAATTATCAATCAAGTCAAGCGGTAATTTCTTTGCTGTCAAATATTCAATCGCCTTGTTTTTAAGTTCAGCTCTGGCCGCTTTCCTGTCACTTTCGGTCTGCTTCATCTGCAATTCACGAATCTGTTTCTGCTCTGCTGTTTCACCAGGGAAACGCTTTTTTATTTCAGCTTCAAGCAATTCCGGAAAAGACTTTTCCTTCCAAGTATTGAGTCCTTTCGTGAAAAAAGAATCAAGCCTCGGCTGTAAAAGCTTTTTACCTTCTTCTGTTTCAAGAAATTCCGCAACAGCCTCTGACGTTAATACTAATCCTGCCGTCAAGTCCGCATCGGGTATTTCCTTGCCTGCTTTTGCTTCTACCAGCCACTTCTTTACCTGCTCTAATATTTTTTTCATTACATTTCTCCCGCCCTCGGAGTTCGTGCCTCCGAGTGCTATATGTTTTTATGTTCAGCCCAATCATCGTAATTGTCGGGTATTTGTCCCTTCGCTGAATCTTTAATACCCGGCTCATAACCGACAATCTCCTCTCGTACTACGCACCTGCAATTTATATCTTCCTCAACTATTCCACTGAGTCCGGGAGCCGATACCTCCTGTCCGGCATTATCCCCTGAAACAAATTTAAAATTTTCATCAATTGCTACTTTTTGACCATCCATCGAAGCGTGAGAATCCCGTGTTTTACTATCACGTGTTGACTCCCATACTTTTACCGTCTTAACTCCAAAACTTTCAGCGTGCTTAAGAGAATCCAAAAACGCCTGCGATTGATTGCGGTGTGATTCGGTGCGCACCAAACGTCTCGCCTTTGCCACATCACCTTCAAGCACATCTTTAATTCTAAAAGCAACTTTGTTGTACGCTTCGCCCTTTATTAAACCCTGTGTAATTTCCTGACGAAGTTTAGTAATTATATCTCTACGATTTCTTGACAAAATTTGATTTAAAGTTAAACCCGAAACAGGATTCTGAATCGCCGCCTGTATTACTTTCGGATTTAAAATTGAATATCTTAATTTTGCCTGCGCCTTGGATTCAATATTGTAAGCAGTCCCATAATATGACCTTTTGTAAACCTTTTCTTCGAGACCTTTTATTTTACTTGCTGCTCTACCAGTCAATGCTTTAACCTGTATATTAATTTCATCGAACAGAGCGTTAAGCCTGCCGTATTTGCTCATCTCTGAGTATGTCAATGAACCTGTGGTCTGATACTTTGCGTAAACTTGTCCAAGCTGGCCCCTGATACTATCCAAGCTCTGCTTGTATGCCTGAATCAATTCTCTTTCAGTTTGTGTATTCAGCTTGTGAATAGCAATATCTATGTGGCTTTTTTTAATCGCCATATTATTGAGTAGATGCTTCCGGATTAACTGTTTCATCCGGGTTAACAGCATCCAAGTCTACCTTCAAATCATTTTCTTTTTCCATTTGCTTTATTTCTTCGTCGACGTCTCTGACTGCCGAGAATAGGCTTAATCTTGTACGGTCTGAAATAACACCATTTAAAACCGATTGAATTTCAGACTCCTGTTTTAATTCTGCGGGCATATTTCTGTCAAAAGTAAACTCAATATTTTTCCAAGACAACGTTATTTTTTTCTTTTCCCACGCAGTAGTAAGTACCTGAAACATTTGTGTTAAACCTTTTGAAAACTTTAAGGCCTGAATACCTGCCCTGAATTCAAGTGCTAAAAGCAACCATTTTCTTGTTTCCCCGCTTGCACCGGATCCGGCAAATGTTTCAGCCGTCATATCTACTGTTTTTGAAAATCTGTATATATTCTCCTTAAGTGTTTTTTTATGTTTTTCGAAATACTCACCGTTTAAATCTTTAATCAAAAACTTGGCATCAGCTCCATCACCCGGCAAACTAAGTGCGCCCGTTTCTTCTAACATTTTTATAGTTTCTTTATCTACCGAGCAGCCAATAAATGCTAAGTATGCGTTTCTGAATTCCTCTATTTCATCCTGTATGATTGACAATGTTTTATCATAAGCATCGATGTTAGCTTCAACTTTTTTAAAATCGTTTATATGTTCCTCGTTGTTCGGGAATTCAATAATTGGAACCTTATCAAACATGTGTAGCTGAGGATTGTTTGGTTCGTTTATATCAAGTATGTAATTTTTATTATTGTCGCTGATATAGTACGTTACGGTTTGATAATCATACCACTCGACTCGTGTTCGTGTTCTCACCGCATCGCCTTCGACTTGCTGAATCTCATAATAGCGTAGCGCATATTGAACAACATCCAAAGAGGCATCGTATATTAAAATGACTTCCCACGGAGGAATATTCATTACACGTTCTTGCCCTTGTTTATCAACGTAGCATAGCCGTGTTCCGACTCCGCAGACACTTCCCTTCTTTCCGGTTTCCGTGTCGAGGTCTTCAATAAATGATGTTTTCAAAAATTCCTGAAGTTTTAATCTGTCCGATTCGTAGCCGGATTCGTTATCGCTATAGGCTTCCTTTTTAAGCCTGTAAGTGATGGGTTTTCCGAATAAATATCCTATCCCCTGGTCGACTATTTCCCCACGATAATCGTTATTAAGTTTATTGTTTGGTTTCCCCTGTTTTTTTGGTTCACGGGAATGTATCGGAAGATGCTCAGCTTTATAATGGTCATAATCAAGTTTCATTTTTCTATGAATTTCAGAATATTCCGAAATGAGGTCTCTTATTATTTTTGACGTAACGATTCCATTATTTGCTTGGATAAGTTTTAATGCTGTGTAAGTATTCATTTTTTTACCTTCATATCCCGCTCGCAGCTTTAACTGTATCGCTGCCTTTTTTGAGTGTCGACTCTAATGTTAATAAAATGGCATCTCTGACATCATCATTTAACGGATGATTGTTTGTTAGCTGCTCAACTATTAAATTTTTCATTTTAAAATCCATATTCCTGTTTATGAACACTTTCCCGTTTTCAAACCAGTGAGACTTATTTTCTAAATTAGCAATTTTATCGGGAACCTTGTCTACTTCTTTTACAGGTATATTTGTCCTTCGCTTCACTTCTGCGACAAAATCTTTAAATCCCGAAATGCCCTCGATAAAAACTTTAGTAAATTTTTCTGTCTTATGCAATTCATCCAGCCGCTTAACCCTGGCATCTAAACTTAAGTGTTCGTTTATAACATTTTTTATATAAAATCTGAATGAATTTTCATCTTTAAGTTTTGTTTTGAGTACGGAAGCTATCCCGGTAAAATCATTTTCTACTTTTTGCCCGATTGACGGGTCGCATCCGCCAAGCCTGTCTGTTATTGTTTCTTCCGACGATATTCCCTTGTCTTCATTCTCTCCTGGTATCGGGCCGTCATACCATTTAATCCAGCACTCTTTGATTATGTTAGACTCTTCATCACGCCGCTCATTCTGCATTTCCCGAAACCATATCGTCGACGGTGTATCTTCTTTATCAGCCATCAGTTCGGCAAATGTATTGAGTTCCAGCCAAAGAACTATTTTTTTGTCAAAATCTTTTACTGCTTTAAACGTCTTACATCTCCAGCGTTTTTTGCTCTGCAACTCATAAAGCAAGTCCGCTTTGTTTATAGCGGTGCCTTGTACATGGATGGAGCATTTCTTCGTTTTCGCTCTTGCGAAAAATAATGAACTCCAAAACCATTTCGTTTTTTTCTTGGTGCTCTCAATATTATGGATGTCATCTTCGTCGTACAGGTCATCGACGATAATATAATCCGGCCGCCGGCTGTTATAGTTAATACCTCTGACCGATTCACCAGCTCCAATTGCCGAGAAGATTATTCCATTTTTTAAAACAAACTGCTTTTCAGTCCACTTCTCTGGGTTTATCAAGTCACCGTAAATTTCTTTCAGTAACTCGTTATTTTCAAATTCGTTTCTTATCGTAAGATTTACAGCAACGGCCTTTGTCGCAGTAGACTGCACGTTGAGGTAATGCTTATATTCTTCCGGCTCGTTAAGTGCCTGAAATATCGGCACCAAAAAACATTTGATAAGAGTTTTAGCATGGTTACGAGGCGCCTCGGTGCTTGTAAACGCATCATCCCTTATGTCGATAAAATATTGGTGCAACTCTTTACAAAATGATAAGGTAAATTTATCCGGGAAGAGTATTTTACCCCATTCAAGGATATTTTTTTGTTTTGCGTAGCGCCTTACAAGTTCGAGTTTTGCCTGTCGCTTTATTTCAATGAGCATTTCAGGGGTAATATTAGGCACATCATTCCCCCGCCAACTTTTTCAATTCTGCTATGCTTAATTTTTGGATATTTATTGTTGTTTCGTTTGTTTTTAATGGTTTGCCATCAGGCCCCGCATGTTCAATTCTGTTTACGTTTTGCCATTCTTCCCTACGCCGATTGCACAACCAAAATATTTGAGCCGTAACATCAGGTGCTATTTGTTTCGTTGTTATCTTTGTTTTATTTGTGTCAACGTGTTTAAGTTCTTGAATTTCGTCTTTACTTATTTTCAATCCTAATCCGCCTGTTCCTGATTTTTCATAAGTCACTTCATCATATTCGTAACCAATCGCCCGTTTATACAAACTTTTAACAACTTTAGAATCAGAAATTTCTTTGCCTGCTTTTAAGGACTTAAGGAACTCGCTGCTTTCATCTTTCTTCCACGCATTTAGAGTAACCTCGGATATTCCCAATATGTCAGCTATCTCTCTGTCAATCAATCCATAACTTGCAAGTTTTCTTACCTGTTCAAAATCAATATCTTTTATTTTGGAAGGCGCACCGGTCGCATTCTTGCCGTTTTCTTTTTTATTGTATTTGTATATTTGTTTTGCCATATTAGCCCTTTAGCTTTCACCCATTTTTTTACCCATGTTAAACAAAAAACACTTTGATATTCTAAATTTTAAATATTCAACAATATTTATGACATTACGCATTATGTAAGACTTATTCCTTTTTTTATTTTCTTTTGATTTTATTTTAAGCTTAGCTCTTACAAATGTTATTGTAGCTCTTACCAACGGGTCTTCTGAAGTCATCGGGTGTATTATTATTTTCTCAACGCCTTCTAATTGCACGCCCTTATCATCAAAAACCTCCGTCACTATTCCGTCGCTTATTATTGTTATTGTGTTATTTTCCAATAATTGAGGGTTCATATAGATTCTCCATGTTAAACAAAAAGCCCGACTAACCGAAAAGTCATTTTTAACCTTTCAGTCAATCGGGCTGTTTTTATTCAGTAACCGAGTTTATAATATCATGTCAATCAATGTCGTGCGATAGAATCAAAAGCTGTTTCATATGTCGGCATATATTTTTTTATCGCTTTGCTCATTTTCAGGATTGCTTTTTCTGATTTATACCTCTGTGTTTTATTCATGTGTTTTTTTATTTTACATTTTATTTTCATTCGGCCCCAAAATTATCTTCAAACTTTCCACCTCTGTAAATTCCCTGTCCTTCTTTGTTTTTCGCAAAATTAAATTGTATCCATCCACTCCCAACTGTAGCCACAAAAGCCGCCAGTTTTTCAACGACTGGTCTATATCTCCTGTCTAAACAAAATTCAGTTATTTCCGCATCTGTCATTTTTTTAATTTTCCTAAATTTTACCCGTCGTG